TTCTTTCATTCATACATTTTACAAAATTAAGTAATTACAATAAGTTATCAAGGAAGGAACCATATTCTAATTCTTTATTCAACATAGTGATTTCTTTCCCAATTTCTGTTTGTTCGCCTATTAATCCAAGTAGACTTTGTAAATTACTAGATTCAGCAATGTTAATATCGTCATCATTTGTTGGAGTGTATAAATCAACTGTATCGTTCGCATTGTAATTGAATGTTACATTTTCAATGGACTGTATCTTATCTAACAATGATTCAAATAGCCTTAATGTTAAATTTATGTGTTTATAAACAATAGAATGGCCATCAACTATGGAGTGATAATAAGAATCTATTATATGCGTTTTTTGTGTGTTTGGCAAAAGCGAAATGTCCCATTTTTTTAATAACAAATTTGCATATTTATATTCAAGTTTATTGACGTTTTGACTCCCAATCATTTTATCAAGCATCTTTATTGCATTCAATTTAGACAATGGTGTTAAATCTTTGAACCTTATAGATCCCAGATATTTATATTCTAATGCCTTTAAGTAAAATTTGTCAATACATTCCATTATTTGTAATAAAGAAAACGGTTTCTTGTGCATAAATTTTATATCAGTTTCTTCGATCTCAATATTAGAAGTTGTTAACTCTTTAGGATGTCTCTGTGTTGTCGGATTTGTTGTTATATCAAATAACTCTTCTGTGTACGGTACGAAATCTATTGGATCCTCTTCTTCATCTACCGCATGACTTAATTTCTCATGATGCTCGAGTACGTCTTGAGTTAATTCCACGTCAGACATATATAGTATTTCTAGCCATTGCTTCATTGACGTGATTTTTTTATTCTTCGTGTACTTTTTTGGGATTTTCTCCAATCTAAAAATATCATTTGTTTTTTCAATCCCTATGTTTTTTTGAATCAATTCATATGCTTCTATAGCTTCTGAAAATGTTTCAAAGAATCTATTGGATATTAGCAAACTTCTTCCGTAAACCATTGTCATAGTACATAATTTCATTTCAGATCGTTGATATTTAGTTTTATAAAATTTACAGTCACATGAAGATGTACCGTGAAATTTAAATCTCATATCAGCAGATACATTGTAAAACCCATCCAAGTTATATTTATGTACGACCGATTGTTCATTTACTCTAATATTGTTGTCATCAAATTTGTGTGCAAGGCTATAATTTGGGAAATATTTTGTAAGAAGTTCTGGATTTGTTTCTTCCAATTGCCTCAAGGTTCTGAATGCACTTGTGGGTCCTGGAAATAATTCATACAATTCTATTACCGGAATACTCTCAACTCTTTCTAACAATTTTTGTGCAGTTTCAAATATTCCATCAAAGCTTTCATAATAATCAACATACACAGGGGTTTGTATATTAATTGGTGTCTCAGTAGTACTTGGTTCTTCTAAATCAATCATATTGTTTTCAGATCCAGAACTAAACAAATCATCATCTCCAAATGGGTCTTCTCCCTCAAACACAGGCATTTGAATCTCTTCCTTTTCTGGCAATATTGGTTCATTTACTGATTCTTCTAAATCTATCATATTGTTTTCAGAACCAGAACTAAACAAATCATCATCTCCAAACGGATCAACCCCAGCAAGTTCTAGTTTTATTTCTTTAGGAGCTGCTTCTGATTCCTTTGTCTCTTCATCGTCACTACTAAATAAGTCTGAATCATCAGGAAAGGGATTACTTTCATATGAAGGAATTGTTTGCTGTTCAAAACTTTGAACATTTTTTATAGGTTCTTCTTCTTCACTATCACTAAATAAATCAGAATCATCTGGAAATGGATTTGATTCATATGTTATTGGTACAGGAATTGGTTCAACTTTGTTCTCATTTTCTTCATCTTCATGTGTTACGTCGAAATCAAATCCACTATCTGAGCCAAACAAACTATCATCATCTCCGAAAGGATTGTTTGATTCATCAAATGCAATTCCTTGTGTAGGCTGTACCGGGATATCTTCTGTTTCAGATGGTATTTCCTCAGTTATTTGCAACTTTACTTCTGCCTTTTGTTTGTCATTGATTTTTTCTATTACATCGTTCATGGAATTTTGAAATTCAAATAAGTCATATCCATAAGTAATCATATCACAAAGTTGTGTTTTGTTCACGCCCAATCCCTTATACCTTTCATCAGAGATATCTAAGTCAATTTTTACGTCTGTGGTTATAAATGGAAATTCTTCTAGCAATAAATTTTTATCACTTGGGTTAAGTTTATTTCTGATAAATTCTCTGATATCTTTGTAAATGGCCTGTGCAGTGTCTAACACAGATTGAGGATAAGAGTCTAATGCACTTGAATAATCACCAAATCCTCCTCCTTGTAGTAAGTCCTCCTCAATCTCTACATCGAAATCAAGAACATCATCTAAAGCAGCTTCTACTAAATCAGGTTTATATGACCTACCTTCTTCCACATCTGGCATATTTCCGAACATGTAGTCCGTTGCATTTCTGGCTGTCATATGTTGGATATCTTCAAAATATATGTTTTTATAAAAACCATACTTATTGGGATTTAGTTGTTTCTTGTTTATTTCTAGTTTTTTTTCTAATTCTTTACGATGATTATTTATTTTTTTCTGATCAGTAATTCTAAACTTGTTTTTTCTTCTATCTTTTGGTCTGTATCTTTCAATAGTGTCGTTACATGACTGCAGATAAAATTCCTCAGAATTTAGATTATAATCTTCTGTAAATATTTTTTTAAGTACATTATTATGTAGTAAAAAGTTAATATTGAATTCTTTAGCTTTATCTGATGAACTCCAACAATTAAATTGTACGAGATGCTTAACTTGTAAGGTAAATATTTTTGCTTTCCCAGAATAAGCACTTAGATTATTATAATCAAACTTAAGCACTTTGTGATACTCATCTCCTAATGATGGTACAGGCATGTTTAATTTTTCAACTAAAATTACTGGCATTATTTTGTCAATAAATGGATTTTGATTGAAGCTATACTGATGTGTTAATTCATTAACATAAACAAATTTACCTTTGGCTACATCTAATGGGGTTTGAAATATTACATATTGTAAAGTATTTCTTTCCATGCGTTTAACAAATTCGTTAATTGATATTGCGCCCATTAACCTTAAACCTGTAAGATAAACTACTGGCAATAGCTGCAATTTTTTTGTAGAACTTACTATTGTAAGATTGTGCCCAGATTTTCCCTTTGTTTCATTAAACACTAACATGAAATTTTCACCTAATGTTGTTAAATAAACTGTGGTCATGCCTTTTTTTGGTGTTGCCTGTCTATACTCATATTTGTATCCCAATTTTGTATCTAAGTATTTAGTTATTGGAAGTGGATTATTGTTTACAAAGTCTGCTAAAGAACATATCATTTGTGTCTGTGAATTTGTTAGCTTCAACTGATTCGATAAATACATATTTGATATTTTGTCAATATAATCTTTTGATGTTATTGTTTTATCTAAATCAAATTTGATATTTTGTAAAATTTTCCTTGCAATATCACTTTTAATTCCTAGTCCACATAAAAAGGCTAACACCATTGCAATATCATTTAGCAGTTCTGGTGTTTCTAATTCCCAACCGTATTCTAGAGGATGTTGCACAGAATGTAGTTCAGTATCAAGCATTGTCGAATCGCTTCTTGGAACAAACTCTTCATACAGTCCTGTATCTACTGAACATAGTCTTCCTGTGAAGGAATGGTTTTCTACATATTTTGTAATTGAATGTAGTAGATCATTTGCAGGGTTGAAGGATAACAATAATGGTTTACCTCCTCCTCTAGATGTAATAGCAATTCCGGAGATTATATTGATTTCCTTAATTGAGATTTTACTTAAATTAATCTCTAGTTTGCGTGCTATGTTCTTTATTATTTCTATATCTTTTAATAGAGTTGTTATATCTGACATTTTTCTATTATCCTTATAAAAATCATTAGGTGATACAATAAATTGTAATACCTTTATAGGATCATTCGTGCAAGTATATTCAAATTTTCTGGTAGGTTCTGGATATGCTTTAGTGTCTCGAGTTATCTTATTTGTTAAAGTAATTGATCCTATAGAAAAGTGTGTATAAATATATTTTGAAACTTGATCAAATCCATATAATGTTGGAATGAATAACTTGCTTTCAATATTTAGATTCTGTAGGCTGTCTTCTAATGTTTTGAATATTTTCACAACACCAATTATAGATAGCTTTGAGTTTAATGAATCTTCTAATTTGTCAATGACATTAGGGTTGAAAAATTCCTTTAATTTCTCAATACTTAAATTTAAACTTAAACACTTTTGCTTAACAAAGTGGGACAACCTCAACATCAATTGCACTCTTCCCTGACGCATGTATGCTTCTCCAAAACTTTTTTGATAGTATTTTGAGAATAGCCAATCTTTATATCTATCTGGATCAACAGGTTTTGTGAGTAAATCTAATGGATGAGCTTCCCAATATTTTTGTGAGTCATCTAAAGTATATTTCAGTCTCTTTCTGATATTTGTTAGCAATTTACTATTTCTTAGATATGTGTAATTAGGATGAAAAAGTCCATTTGTAAACTCTATTCTATCTTCTTGATATTCTTCTTCATTTATTAACTGTTCACAGTTGTTCAACAAAAACAAAGTTTTGATAGTTTTTTTAGTTGACTCACTCCCGTAAGTGAATAATCGATAATTGTTTGGATCACCTTTAGAGAATAAATAAAAGATAGGATGGACATCAGGTATACCCCACAATTGCACTGGAATACTTGTCCATCCTTTATTAAAGAATTCTTGACTATAATAAAGTTCTTTATTACTGCTAAACAATCCATATGAGCTTGCAATTCTTACATTCTGTATCCTACCCATTATATATGCAACGTCTCCTGGTACTCCCATTCTGCATGCTTCACCAACTCTACTACAAGTTGTCATAATATCAGCTGCATAACCTAAACAACCAATGTTTAAGCCTACTTCTTTGATTTTCTTAATTTGAGGGTAGACCATGACACCATTGAATGAAATCAATGAAATAAATTCTAGTAAAAATTGCTGACAATTAGTTTTTTTCGTACTGTCTGATATCCCCAAGAACCGCATAACAATTCTATGAACTTTTTTGAACTTTGAAAAAGTTTCAGCACTATCAGTCAAAAAAATAAATGCATAATCATCTGAATGTTCCATATGATATAGTTCGCTTGTATCATCTGGGTATAATCTTTTCCAAATTTCTCTCGTCAATTCAGAACAAGCAACTGCCTTGCATGACGAAAGATAATTAAACATTCCTTGTAAAAAGTTTTGTGTTGATTTAAATACACTCTGTTTTAGGTGTTCAGATACTCCAGGCAAATCAAAAAATACATTTTTTAATAATTCAGAAGGCACAAAAATATCTTTAGATCCCCATGCCATTAGTGTTTCACTTAACAACGTGAGTAGTTCAGGAGAGAACAAATCAGAAAACCCTTGAGTGAATTTTAACAAGCATTCCATGGTTTCAGCGGCTGACCATTTTGTACAATCTCCATTGCAATAAAAGATTTTCTTATTTTTCCCTTTAGAATTTAATAACGCTCTATCAAGAAGTCCTTGGATATTATACATTTTTTTATCCCCTGATACTGATATCATTTCTTCTTCCATAGAGCTACAAATTATTTTAAAACATTGTTCCAAAATTCTTGCCATAGCTTTTGCGCCGTGATTAATGACATAAAATTCTCTTTTAGCACCATATTGTGCTTTGATACAAATGTCAGTTGCAACTCTAGATTTGTTCGAATTTATATTCCAAAGAGCTAATTCTAAAGTTGTTCTAATATTTGTGTGTTCAACAAAATCTTTAGTACTGTCATGCACCTTGCATCTATTAGTGCCTGATAAAACTATCAAATTATCATCTCTTTCTTTCCTTTTTGTTGTGATAGTGAAATAATAAGGATTCTCTTTATGCTGTTCAAGGTTTTCCCAGAGTTCTCTAGTTTTCTTTCTTAATTTTCGTTTATCACCTTTAAACTGTGATGTAAAAATGTCATCATACTCTGTTATCTCTGTTTCACGTTCCCTTTCTGGAATGATAGATTTTGTACTATTCATGTCTAAAATAGTATCATTTCGTATCAGATTTATAATTTTTTGTTTTAATATATTCTTGTCAAACCTGTTACAAACAAGCTGTGCTGCAGTATTTGTTGCCAAGCCCCAGAAACCTACACCGTTATCTGTAATTAGAAATTCTTCTACTTCATTGTTATTTTTTAGAATACCTTTTTTCCTATTATATGGCAAGTTATCATACAATTGCTGATATTTTATAATAGTTTTATATGCCTTAACATATTCATGATATGGTGTCGATGGGTCTTTATTTGTGTGAACATATAGAAACATGTCATCTAGTAAATCTTGTATATTTCTAATCCTAACACCTGGATAAAGTATTGAAGGCAAATTAATTTTCCCACCAATGCTATGTTGATCTCTAACTCCTGATTTAAAAGATGCAGTTTTGAAACTTACTCCAGTAGACAAAAATTCTGTTCTAAATTTCTCAAATTTAGGAATTGTTAGTAATAAGTAGCATTCAAAATCTGTTTGAATTGGTTTAGCATATTTGTCAATAACGAATTGGTTGCAGTCTGCAAAATCACTAAACGCATCCATGTAAAGATATCTAATGTCTGAAAGCATTTCAGCAAATAGTTGACGATGTGAAATGGATACTAAATATCTAATACAAAAAATAACTTTTGTTTCAGCAAACACTTGATCTAAAGGTAAAAGTGATGTACGACTCTCACTTAATCTTCTTTGAAATGAAGCAAAGGACGTACTTAGAACAGAGTATATTTGATCCAAATGAAATCCTATTCGTTGGCTACTAAGTCTTCTCCAGTTGGTCATGTGAAATTTTGTTTTCCTATCATTTGACAGATATGAATTGCAGAATCCATACAATTGTTTTTCTGTATCACTTATATCACCAAATTTAAATATCAAGTAAGAACGACCAACATCTCTTCCTCGGTCTTGTATACCATGTTGAACAAGATACATAATGTTTGGGATACCTGAATTAAACATGCTAAAATTATTGTGTTTAAACACTAAATTTTGGAAATGTAATAATTGATTTAAATGACGCGTAATGTCGACCATATTAGTCAAAAGTGGTGTATATCTCAAACAATTCAAAAATATTCGGAAATCTGCAAGTGATTGTTCTTTTAATTGTTGAAACAATGGTGCATCTTCTCCTGGTTTATATAGCATTCTAAAAATCTCTTCAGGAATTTGTCTATTTACTTCTTGTGTTAATTGTTTAATATGTTTTTCAATTTTATAATCATACTTACCTGGATCGATTGCACTTAGTTTATAGTCTCCTCTTTTTATGGTTTCCATCTTATTTAATTTGCTTGAAAGGTAGTCTGCTTTTGACATATTTGTTTTAGATTTTTTTATAAAAGACTGGCACTTATCATTTAATGCACTAGATACTGTTAATGTCTTTCTTGTTTTGGAATTAACAGCAGTAATTTCTAGACCAGCATCTGACAAACAAAAGTCAATGAAGGGTATTAATTCTATATCCTCCCCTGTCTTACGCTTCTCCAAAACTTCGTGATAATAATTCTGATACTTTAATCTCATGTCTGGTTCCTCTTGCGTACTCAATGGCACACTATTTTTGAAAACATTATTTGTGTATAGATCTCTTAATGAGTAGTTAAATTTGTTAAACAAATCCTGTAATGGAAATTCTTGTCTAGATAAGAAATCAAATTGTAATTTTAAAAGTTCTTGCTCGGTCTTCCAAGGTTTCCCAAATACATTTTCAACTTCAAGTGGCGTGTAAACTAAAAAACTAGCTTTTATTTCCTCAACAGTCTTAAATGTTTTTTTGATATTATGAACACAATTTTTATAGGAATCTGTGTAGTTTCCTGTTTCCATTTTCTGCAATTCAAACTTCTTATTTAATTCATTTGTTCCATTTAAAGCATTTCTAATGGTATCTGAAATGATATCTAACTTTTCTTCTAATGGATAATTTTCTCTCTCATCTTTAGGCAAGTATTCTTCAACTTTTCTTAATTTCCTAGAAAAATTAATTTTGTAATTAGGTTTGTAAATACCCATATAGTGTAATGACTCTATGTTTCTTAACATTTCTGTAGACACTCCAAAAGTTTCACACTCATTCAAGAACTTTGACAAAAGCCTATCAGTTAGAAACAAGAATTTCTTTTTCCATTCAATGCAGTTAACTAAACCTAACATTCTTTCTGCAGTTTCTGTGTTGTCAATTAATATGAAATCATCCTGATCATCCAATAACTCCGTGTATTTTTTAATCTTTTCATCAAGTATTTTTTTATTTAATGTGAAAGTCACATCCATAACAATACAGTGCGTTTCTAGATTTAAAATTAAATCAGGAGTGTAACCTTTCCATTCTGGTTCTTTTTTTATATCTTTGTTTTGTTCAATCAATTCTTGGAACACACACTCCAGCCAAAAATCATGCTTTTGTTTCAAGAATGTTCGCAATTGAGATGACAATGTTTCAATATCAGACATATCATGATGAATTGTTAACATAATTCCAAGATCTGATATAATTTCATCAACTCGTTGTTCCGTCAAAAAAGGCATTTTAGAATTTCTTTTCTCAATGTGATAAATGTTGTGATAAATGTTATGTTAAGC